AGAACCGCCAACACCCGCTGCAAAGTATTCCCCACCTTGATTGGTCTCCCAACGTCCTTTTGCCTTACTATCTTCTCTTAGTCTAACATCTCCAAAGATCTGTTTATACTCTGGACTGTCAATTAAATTTCTTACCTTCGCACCGAACCTTCCTGAAAGTTCTGCGTTGTGTGATACCTGCATAATTTTCATTTTAGGATTCTTTCCAATCATCCAAGCAGGAAAGTATATGGATGCAAATTCTGATTTAGTATGTCTAGGAGGCATATTCACAATGAGCCTTCCTTTTTTATTTTTTGATATCTTTGTAAACTCGTGTGCTATGTGTTGGTGGTGTCCCCACTTATCTGGATCCTTATCAGTTCTGCAAATGAAATCTGGCCAAACATTCTTTACAAAATATAAGAAGTTGTCTTGGCATAATTTTATATGTTTCAACCATACTTTTTCGAGCCTCTCTCGTAGCTGATCGGTGGTCAATAATTCTGTATCTGTCATCTTAATTTACTATACCCTTGGGTCCCCTTAAAATCTACCCCCTAATTCTAGAAGGCCATACTACGTGTATTCGTCATGTTAGGTTTAGTCAATGTTAGGAAACTTTAATATAATTTTCGTAAAAAAATAAAAATAAAAAAATTTTAATTTTTGGATCTTGGCTGGTACCTCTATGAAGGTGCCCAGGCCTGGAGGCCTGGGCGTTAGGGAAACTTATTGAATATACTTTCTAAGATGTTGCATGCAATCTTTTTTGTTTAAGATTGTTTTTAAAGTTGGCTGCATCAAGCTGCATTTATTATCATGCCCGAAGCCTGAAACAGCGTGCACTATTTCATGAAATACAATATTTCTTAGAGCATCTTCACCCATGTCGATGGCGTCTTTAGTTATCCAAATCTTGCAATCTTTAAGAGCTGCAACGCCTAGCGTTCTATGATTTCTAGGTTCACCTATTCGAACGTCAATTCTAGGTAAGTTTTTGATTTGACTTTTTACCTCATAAATTAAATTAATAACTTGACGTCTTAATTTATAAACTGAGTCATTCATTTTAAAGTTTTTGATTTGTTTTGTTTTCATTTTTTTTCCCTTTTTTGTTAATTTAAACATAGCCCACTATATCCCATCTAATTAAGATAGTCAACTGCAATAGTGTCGCACCACGGCACAACCTGGGGTTGTGCCGTGATTTTTTATTTATGTTTTTATCTCTTCTTTAATTAACTCATCAATCTTTTTATAAATATAGTCTTCAACCTCGGTCAATAATTGGTCTTTTGGTAGTTCTCGAGAAAAAGCAATTTTATCACCTTTAATTATCTCGACTTGAAACCATGAGTCAAAATCTAAAACATCGGGATCAAGTTTAATACAAAGTTCTTTATTGATTTCGAAACCTCTGTAATTTTTAACAGATCCTAGTTTTATTTTTTTTATCTTGTCCATTATTAAACCCTCGCTATAGTTCGAATTGATAAAAGAATTCCACCCGTGGACAGAATAAACCCCGTCCACGGATCAACCGTAAATAATACAATCACACCTAAAAAAGCAATTGTAAAACTTACAATTATTAAAAGTATATGGAAAAATATTTCCATTATTTTATCTTTTTATAGTTTGTTTTTAACTCGATTGACTGCCCATCGATTAAAAAGCTTTTATATATTTCGGGATGCTTATCCTTAAAAGCTTTTATATCAAATCGAGTTGTATTCTTTTTGATTGTCTCTAATGAATAATCATAGTCTTCATATTGACCTATAACAAAGCCTCCTCGATCCTCGACTATTGGTAACGCTTCATCCTTAACATCAACCCATAATTTATTGGATGATTTTCTTTTTTCGTTTACCTTACAAGCTAAAAACAATTTTTTATTTATATTTGCTTCTAGTTGTTTATGTTTTTTTATTGTTTGTGTTTTCATTTTTTTAACTCCTATTTGTTAGTTATTATTTATGTTTAACACTGTCCCATTAATAAGGGATGAAAAAAGATATTACAACAAAATAATTTATTTTTTTTTTGAGCTGCTACAGCCCCATGTTGTGGGGCTGTAGTTTAGAATTATTCTAAAGTGCAATTGCAATTATTAAAAATAGCGTAAAGCTTGTGTATGGATAAAATACAAAGCAGCGAATAATAAACGCTAAAAAATTCATGATGCGATTTTAATGAAGCTATTCACATCAACTTTTTTGCCTAGGCCTTTAGCAACTAAGCCTACAACCACGCCCCTCGGATCTTTAAATCTTAGGTCGTGTTTATCTCCATCGATGACGGGTCGACTCATCCATCTTGACGGCAGCTTATCCTTAAAGACTACGGCAACGTTTGCATAATAATCAGTCATGGCCTTGACTTGGTCCTTGTAATTGGTGCCCGAGTCACTGAAGGTTACATGATAATTTTTTTTGCCATGATCTAAATAATTTAAAACTTTTGTATAGTCATAAAATTGCACATCAGGATGAAGATCCATAAGGCTGTCCCCTCCATCAACTTTATATTTAAACCATGGGAGGTCACTTGTCCCGTTGAGTCGTACGGCAAATTTAAAACCGTCTCGAGCTGCCCTCTTCTTTAGCAGCTCAATCTCGTTTGATAACTCATAAAGAAAACCGTTTTTGTTATTCCAAAAATAATTAGTTTTATTTATTCGAGCCTGCTGCACTGAATTCATTTGACCCCGTCCACTAGTATTTAAGCAGGGCGCAATGCATCCTCCAGGACCTTTAGTTGCTTTAGGACAAACATTTTTGCCGCTCATATTATAGGGCGCAAAATGTAAGATAGCCGTTTTATATCCAAACGCCTCCCCTTTTGCCATTTTGGTTTGACTGTAATAATTTAATAATGCCATTTTTTTTTATTCCTTTTTTGTTAGTTAATAAATCTTATTACAGCGGGAGCCGTTAGCTGTCAAATCTTTTTTTAGCTCCTGCTGCTAGATCTTGCTGCAATAAATACGACTCGACCTGGAGGCCTGGAGGCCCTGAAGCTCTTAAAGCTCTAAGCTGCCATCGAGCTGCTACGGTCCACGGGACCAATTAAAAAAATTTAAATTTTTTAAATGTTAGTGTTAACTACAATACGAAAAAAAACCATATATACGATCACGCACGGGAAAAAATTTTTAATGTTAGTGTTAAGTGGTAATGGAAAAAAAACCATATGTATCTTCACGCACGGGAAAAAATATTAGTGTTAAGTAGTCAAGTAAAAAAAACCATATGTATCTTCACGCACCACCTTTGGTGGTGCGTGAGACGGGGTTCATGCGTCTTGAATTTTTTTCATAGCGTCTTTTAAATTGAGTGATGAGTAGGCACGGATCAAGGTTCTCGGTTCACGAACCAACCAAAGTTGTAAATTTTGAGGAGGTCTCTGCGAGAGGTCTTCTCGCAAGATAAACGAAGTGCCACCATTTTTGAAATGGCTTAGATGCCAATTGATTTGGTACTTTGAAACACCAATATTCTTGACACCATTAGACTTGAGTTCAATCCAAATACTTTTACCATTTATCAACCAAAATACATCTGGAATTCCATTAATAGTATTACTTTCTATACGAAATAATTGACCTTTTAATTTAAGTGATTTTATTCTTTTCCAAAGGTTTGCCTCTGATTTTTTCATTATGTTATTAAGTCAATAACATAAAAAAAGGGTCAACTAAAGTCTCCCGTTGTTGACCCCTTAATCAAGATAATTGGTTGTCTGTGTTAATCCCAATTATCAAGAATTCTATTCATATCTTAATATTTCAATGTCTTGCATAATCTCATCAACATTATATCTTTGTCCGACTTCCATTTCAATTAAGTCCTTAATAGTATCATTATCATATACATATTCATTGAAAAATTTGACAGGATCTTTAACAGTTTGTGAGCAAGGACAACTTTCATCTCCACACCAACGAACAATAAAAAACTTCATGCCTTTTAATTTTTTTACAAGTTCCTCGTATTTTGGTTCTGGTTCTTCTGGTTCTGGTCTCAAATTTTCAAATTGAGTTAATTGATCATCTGTTAAACCATAATATTCAATTGGATCTACCTCAACTCCTAAATCTTCACGATAAAATGGATTTGTGATAAAAGTATTATCAATAATAAATCCTTTTTTACCAATTTGATCTGTAATTATTTTAAGCATTTATAAATCCTCCTCTGACCAAGTCCAACCAAGTGAAATATCAAAGACTTTTTTTGTTTGGTTATTTACGCTAATATTTTCTGATTCAATTTTAATCCAATCCTCCTCATCAAACATTTTAATTTCTATATTATTTTCATCAATAATTTTAAATATAGATGTTGGTTCATTATCTAAAGTTTTTTTCTGTATATCATTAAACTTTTTAATTTGATTAAGTTCAACCATAGGCATAGACCAACCATTCCATTTATATTCATGAACATAACCTTCAATATAATGTGCAAGGTCAATTCTATTGTCTGCAATCCAATGATCATGATATAATTTCACTTTTTTAT